CAAATCATCAAGGTTTTGCAAGTTGTGTGCCTGAACTGCTCAAACCCTTACCTGCCGGACACAGAGCTTGAAGAGATTGCTGAGAAACTGAAGGGCATGGATCGGTTCAATGCGATTCGTGAACGGTCGGTAGAGTACAAACGCTCTGATCTAAAGGAAACGTCGGCATGTACGCATTGTGGATCGCCAGCAGTATCTAAGGTTGTCAAGGAGGACGGTACGATCGCCAAGCTTCAGTTCAAGACATATGATCAGGACGCAGAACCGATTCCGTTACAACCCGAAATGGTTCTGAGGACGTTCCAGCGTATCACTGATCGGCATGTAGATCTACTTGGATTCAATTCCAAGTTCAGTCGTCCTGATTGGATGGTGTGTACGGTTCTGGCAGTACCACCTCTGACAGTACGTCCGTCCGTAATCATGGATGATAATCAGCGGATGGAAGATGATTTGACGCACAAACTGATTGATATTGTTCGTAATAACCAGAAGCTGCAGGATCGTATTGACAAGGGTGATTCAGCAGATATGATTGATAAGTATACGGATATCTTGCAGTTTGATGTTGCGACGTATGTAGATAACGATATCAAAGGTATTCCACCAGCCGCTCAGAGGTCAGGTCGCGCGCTAAAGACTCTGAAGTCTCGTTTGGGTGCCAAGACCGGTCGTGTACGTGGTAACCTTATGGGAAAGCGTGTAGACTTCTCGGCTCGTTCAGTCATTACGCCAGATGCCAATATTGATGTAGATGAACTAGGTGTTCCGGAAGAAATTGCTCGTAACTTGACGTTTCCAGAGATTGTTACAAGTTACAATCGTGATCGTTTGATGTCTTATGTCCGCAACGGTCCTGGAAAGTACCCGGGCGCCAAGTCAGTGTACATCAAGCACGATGATCGGTCAGTTAATTTGAAATTCATTAATCCTGAAACAATTGATCTGAAGCAGGGTGATGTAGTTCATCGTCATCTTATTGATGGTGATTCAGTCCTCTTTAACCGCCAACCAAGCCTCCACAAGGCTTCTATGGAATGCCATCGTGTGCGTGTGCTGCCATTCTCAACCTTTCGTCTGAACGTTAGTGCCACCAAGCCTTACAATGCAGACTTTGACGGCGATGAAATGAACATGCATGTTCCTCAGAGCATTGCGTCGGCAACTGAATTGAAGACTTTGGCAACAGTACTGAACCAGATCATTTCGCCACGCACGAACTCTCCGATCATTCAGATTATTCAGGATACGCTTACCGGTTCGTTCCGTATCAGCCAAGATCATGTAGAAGTACCTGAGCATATTGCGATGAACATTATGGCGCGAATGAAGAAGCCGCTTTCTACATACCGCCGCAAGGACCGACCAATTACTGGTAAGGAATTGATGTCCACAACGTTCCCACTCATGAATCTGAATGGTGAAGCCAAGGTCGTGAATGGCGAACTGAAGTCTGGAGTGATGGGCAAAGGCGCGTACGGTTCAGCATCCAAGGGCGCAATTCACGTAATCTTCAACGATTTCGGTCCAAAGCGGGCGGGGCAGTTTATTAACGATATCCAGAACATTGTGACAAAGTACAATTTGTTCTCTGGGTTCTCAGTAGGTCCGTCAGATCTGATTGTGAATGCCGACACTGACAAGTTTATCAAGACGAAGATTGCCGAATGTAAGCAGAAGATTTCCGATATCATGTCATCTGTTCATTCCGGTACATTCTTGAACTCTGATGGACGCGAGAATGGTGAGGAATTGGAGAATCAGATCATGAAGGTCATTGGAGATACGACAAACAAGTTGTACACTGAAGTGATGGACAAGCTGCCAAAAGATAACAGGATGTACCAGATGGTCAAGGCTGGGGCTAAAGGCGATGCGTTCAATATCGGTCAGATGATGGCTATTCTGTCCCAGCAGAATGTAGCGGGAAAGCGTATCCAGTACACTCTACAAGATCGTACGCTACCCCATTTCCACAAGTACGATGACGGTTTGGAATCTCGTGGGTTCGTAGAGTCTAACTTTATTGGCGGTATTCGTCCAGCCGAGTTCTTCTTCCACGCTATGGGTGGACGCGAAGGTTTGATTGATACGGCTATCAAGACGTCAGATTCAGGTTACATCCAGCGCAGGCTGGTAAAGACTATGGAGGATATCCACATAGAGTATGATGGCACAGCACGTAACGTGAATGGCGCGATCGTTCAATTCAATTATGGCGGTGATGGAATTGATTCAGTGTGTGTTGAGAAGCAAACTCTTCCCCTAGCTCTGATGTCTATGGAAGAAATCTTCCGCGACTTTGCGATTTCAGCCGATGATATTTCGGCTGTCGTGAAAGGTGAAGTCAAGGAGTTTCACGATATGGTTGATCAGATTGTAGAAGATCGCGATACGCTCGTACGTAACGTATTCCGATTCCGCAAAGAAGATACGGTATTTGCACCAGTTCACTTTGAGCGAATGGTAGAAAAGTACCAGAACCCTTACTCTGTCAAGACAGATCTGACGCCGCTGTATGTCGTTGACGAACTTGACAAGATGTGTGCGCAGCCGTTCGTACGACACAACAAACTGTTCCATATTCTGCTGCGGTACCACTTTGCTCCCAAGAAGTCTATTATCAAGATGCGGTTGACCAAAGGAATGTTTGATGAAATGCTGAAGGATATTCATTTCCGGTATATCAAGTCCAAGGTTCATCCGGGCGAAATGGTAGGTACTATGGCTGCTCAGTCTGTAGGCGAGCCTACAACTCAGCTTACACTCAATACCTTCCACTCAGCCGGAACGTCCAAGGCGAATGCTACTGGAGGTGTACCGCGTATTATGGAGCTTCTCGCCGCATCTCCGAATCCCAAGACGCCTATTGATACTGTGTACCTTGATCCCAGCATTGCAGGATCACAGGATGCGGCAATTGCCAAGAAGCGTGAGATCCAAAAAACTACGTTGCGTGATATCACGAAGTCTGTGCGCATATATTACGATCCTAACCCTCTGTCCGAAAATACGTCAGTACAGGAAGATCGCGACATTCTCCAGTCGTACCAGAAGTTCTCGGTGACGAATGGACAGTTGTGTACATCTCCATGGGTTGTGCGCCTAGAGTTTGACGATATGGAAATGGTTGCTCGCAACGTGATTGATATGACGATGATTGCTGCCAAGATCCAGAATAATCGTGTCCTCAAAGTGTTTGAGTGCATTCATTCCGACACGAATGCGCCGGGCAAGCTGGTGATGCGTATTGTGTTTGCGGCAGATATGGTCAAGAACGTTCTGGCTCTGCGATTCATTGAAGATAAGTTGTTGGATACTGTTCTAAAAGGTATTGATGGTGTGGGGCGAGTATACCCTCGTGAAGTCAAGGATGAGTTGACATATGATGAGAAGACGGGTGGATACGTTGCTGCGTCCCAGTGGGTTCTGGATATTGAGGGTAGGAATCTGCTGGATCTATCCACAATTGCGAGTACTGATCCTCACCGTTCATTCTCTAACGATATTCATCAGATCAAGGATGTGTTTGGAATTGAGGCTGCACGTATTGCCCTGATGCGCGAATTCAATACGGCTTTCGCTAGTTCGTCAATCAATTACCATCACCTGATTACGCTCGTAGACGCAATGACATACCCTGGATTCTTCTTGAAAGCTGATCGTGCAGGAATGTCCAAGAATACTGAGAATGGTGTTTTGGCAAAGTCGTCATTTGAAGAAACAGCTAAGCATCTGTTCAATGCTGCTCTCACTGGAGAGAACGATAATATGCGTGGCGTATCAGCCAATATCATGTTCGGACAGAAACCTCCATGTGGAACTGGGTTTGTGGATATTCTCATTGACGAGACCAAGTTGCCGGAAGGTACGGAAGAAGATCATGCGATCTTTGAAGAGGAACGCAGGACAGTACATGAACTCTTGGAGAAAGAGTCAGAGAAGGAAAGTTCTATCAGTATGTCTGATCTGAACATGTTCTAAATGAAAAAAGTAAAACCCAGTTTTGAGACTTACTTTATTTTGAAAATTAAATTAAATTAAAATTTAGGGTTGAACAACTCTGATTTTTAGTTTACGTTTAGTTGGAGTACGCTAGACCGCCCATGCCGCTCATCACACGGAGAATGTTGTAGTTCACGGCATAGACGCGCACATCCCACGTCGCATCTAGCTCGGGGCTAATCGTCACATTTCCAGCCATGTTCAGTACGATCGTAGCCGTATCAATGCGCGAGAAGTTGCAGGTGCCGGACGGCTGGTGTTCTTCGGGCTTCAGCGCAAACGAGTAGCAGTAAATACCGGGCTGGCGGAGAGGTAAGCTCGTAGCAGTCTGTACGGTTGAGCCGTAACCAGTGTGGTGCTGAAACGTCTGAACGGAGTTGAAGTAGTCGCCGTAACGCTTATCCATACGATCCTGTCCGTTGATCTGTAGATGCTGCTCATACACCGCATCCTGATCGTACGTGAACGGCTGCAGACGAGTGCCACCGTAGCTCTTAGAGACCGAGCAGTTGGTGTACGACGTAGGCTGTACAACCCATACCAGCTCCTTGACGGGGTGATTGAACGTCAGGTCAATACGGTTATTGTACGACGAAATACCCTTATCCTCGTTGAACTGCGTCTGCTCGATGAGGTACTCATGCGAGTTCTGCGCCATCCGGCGGCGCTCCTCAGTATCAAGATAAATGTAGTCAATGTATACCGCAGCCTGAATAGGATGCTTCAGCGTCTTGGTGCCCGTCACGAAGTTACCCGCAATATGCTGAGCATCATTCCACTCAATGTTGATCTTGACTTCGTGGTACTGTAGGGCAATGAGGGGCAGAGCGGCACCAGGGTTGCGAGTGTAGAAGAAGTTGAGGGGAATGTATATGATATTCGGCAAAGAGGCATGTCCAGAGTTACCGGCACCGGTGTTACATGCAGTCGTATCCGTGAATGTTACCGTCGTTGCCGTTGTTCCGAGCGCCGCCTGGCTTCCAGTTACAACAGTGTTTCCAGAAGCCGCAGTTGTAGCAACGAACACACTGTCGCTGTACGCCTGAGTCAGGGAAGCCGTACTGGGACCACCACCAACCATGTTCCACAGCTTCTTGGACGTCGTGAGGTCAGATGATAGAGAGTCCCACAGGTACAGCCACTCGCCGTACAGACGATCAATCAGCTGTCCACCAATATCCAGCTCAACGTACTTGAGAAGATTGTACCCTAAACGTCCCTGATCGTTGTTGAACGTTCCAACCGGCATTACAACCTCAAGGTATGTGGAGTAAAGGAGATCGGCGTGACGACCAACGAGCGCCGAATGCTTGACACCCCATGCAGCTTGGCCAGTCAAATTAATACGGAACGGCTCCATCGCGAAGTTCGTGTGGCGCTTAAACAGACCCTTCCAGAAGGTAATCTGGGGATTGCCGGAAAGGTATGCGTCCTGTGCGCCGTAGGCAACGAGCTGAAGTAGTCCGCCACCCATTATGTATTTATATGTTCCTTATACTCTTTTTTCTTGAAAACGTCTACTTGCGAGTATGGTGGGAGCGGCGGCGACGTCCACCTTCTGTCGGCTTAACAAGCCCGTACTCATCTTTCATAGGGATAGTAACAGGTACTGGAATATCCACATCGGTAGCTGTAATGCGCTCATTCGCGCCTCCACGAGCCTTATAAGTCTTTTTGGCAGATTTCAATACTGCGCCAAAAGGCTTACCTTTGTTTTTCTTGAGTTTCATAGTTTTACGAACGTGTGCTAACCACTTGTTCGCCATTTATTCTATATAGAGTTTACTTGCGGTGGCGGCGAGTCTTGCGACCAGCCTTGTGCGAGCGGCGGCGGCGACCGGCTGCGGGGGCAGACGTCTCAACATCGGACACCGACTCCTCTACGGGCTCATCGGCACCGCCCTTCTTGCCGTACGTCTTCGTCGCCATCTTCAGGACCTGTCCGAACTTCAGTCCCTTGTGCGCCTTCATCGTCTTCTTAACATGCGCTAGCCACTTGTTCGCCATTTTTTTGTTTTAACGCAAGATTTTATTAGACCCATGGTTGTT